CACATAGCACATGACTGCTTCATCTCAATAAGCAATCTAATATTAGCGACTCGCAAGTATGGAGAGCCACAACAAGTCAATGCACATCAAGATAAGATTGATTTAGTGTTTAATTGTGAAACTACTTTAAAGCTATTCAAAGATAAGTATAGCGAGATTATAAATAACATCAATGGCTAAGCCTAACAAAGAGAACATCATAACTGAAATGCTTATCGAATTAAAGACAGGTATATCTTATTCTCAATGTTTAATACTAAACGAGACTAAATGGGACTTAGCTAAAAATACCTTTATCAAGTATTGGAAAGAAGCTAATTCTAAGCATGAGATAAGCCAATTAGAGCAACAAAAGATAATCAATGAAGAATCTATCAAGGGGACACAAAAGCTCATAGAATCGATTAATATCACTAAAGAAAGCCTGCTAAAAGAATTGGATGAAGTAAAGAGAATGTCTTTAGTACCTGATGACAATGGTAGATTTAATGCTCAAGCAGTCATCAAGGCTATTGAGGTCCAAGCCAAGATGCTCGGATTGAATGAAGCACAGAAGCAGGAGCTTATCATCAACAAAGGATTCTACTTTGATTTAGAAAAGGATGGAGAATGAGAAACCAAAAATACCTCGTAAGTTCTATTCAAAAGCATTCATTCCTGTATTAGAAAGCAAACAGAGATATCTTGTTTGTTATGGAAGTCGAGGATCAAGCAAGACCTTTCACATCATCCTCAAGCTATTGATGGAGTCGTTTGCACCTAAGCATAGAGCCATTTATTATTGCAGAAAGAATCACGAGACAATACGTTCAACTACATTCAAGGACATCTGCTTTGCTATCAAGATGTTTGGCATGAAGCATTATTTTGAATATAGCGAGGTAGCCAACAGCTCAATGGTGTTCACTAATAAGATTACTGGTCATAAGATAATGCCTTATGGATTAGTAGAAGCTGAAAAGACTAAGGGTATAAGTCAAGCTACTCATGTCTTTGTGGATGAGATAACCGAATGCTCCAAAGAGTCTATTGATATGATTGACTCAGTTCTAAGGACTCCACAAGCCGAATACCTACAATTCATCTGTGCCTTTAATCCGGTGGATGAGAATAACTTTATACGGTCCTATTTCTTTAGTCCTGATGACATCAGCAAGCCGAGAGCTGATTATGGAGATGACCTACTCATCCATCACTCTACTTTAAATGATAATGAATACATTGATAAGGAAGCCTATGAGATAAGTTTAAGAAGGAAGTATGAGCATAATCAAAACTTATTAGACATCAATCTATATGGTAAGTGGGGAAGAGCTGAGGTTGATAAGCCATACATCACTAACTTTGATAAGAGTAAACACGTTGGCAATTTTGAGTTTGATAATTCGGATATATTACTTTCATTTGACTTTAACGTAGATCCAATGACTTGTGTTGCATCACAGATTAGAGCTGGAGTAGTTTACTTTATTGAGGAGTATCGGCTAAGGAATAGCGACATATGGCAACTTTGTGCTGAGATAAGGAGCAAGCTTCCAAAGTCAAACTATGTGATAGTAACAGGAGATAGCACCGGTAAGAATCGCCAAGCCATCAGTAAAGGAGGGTTAAATTATTATCATGTCATCAAGGATGAGTTAAATTTACATGATAGGGCATTCACTATACCTGGTATGAATCACTCCAATCATAATAGCCGAGAGATAATGAATCGTGCCTTCCACTTTAACAAGTGCTTTATCAATGAGTCTATGCCTTATCTAATCAAGGACCTTACCTATTGTGAAGCAGATATGCATGGTAATCTAATCAAAAAGAGTAGTGGCGAGGGTAAGGAGTTGTCGCATTTATTAGACGCTTTCAAATATTCATTAGTAAATATTTATCGGACTAAGTTAGATTTATAGTGTAATTCAATAATTTATGAATAACTTTGTATGAGTTACAATTCATTAAGTCAATCTGACATCACTAATGCCTAATTAATCATGCAATGAAGTCAAAATTTAGTCATTTAGACCAACAAATTAGGGACTTAATTATAGCCAATCCATCATTCCACGACTCATATACCAAGTTAGCTAAGATACTTTTAAACACTGAAGATAGCTCCGATGATAATCTTGATATAAATGCCTTGAAGATTTATATCATGAGAAATAAAAAGAGGATATTAGACTTGCATGAGGGCATCTTGAATGCTTGTGAGCTTACAGATGTGCCATTGACATCAGCTAAAAATATATGGATTAAGACTAAGCCAACAGATACTACTCCAGGAGTGAGTGCCTTTGTTGTGAATCCTGACTTTGTGCCTAATGAGATAGTAAAGGTAAGTGAGCTTAAAGCAGACTTGATTAAGGACCTACAAGCTTTTATTCCTAAGTTTCCAAAGCTCAAGAGGGTAGTGGATAAGAATAGCTACTTATTAGTTTTAGATCCTGCCGACATTCACATTGGCAAGTTATGTACAGCATTCGAGACTGGCGAAGATTACAACAATCAAATAGCAGTTAAAAGGGCATTAGAAGGAGTTGATGGCATATTGCAAAAGGTATCTTCATTCGCTATTGATAAGATTTTATTCATTGGTGGTAACGATATTCTTCATGTAGATAATCCAAAGAGAATGACTACATCAGGCACTCCACAAGATACTGATGGAATGTGGTATGATAACTTTTTAATTGCTAAACAGCTTTACATTGATATCCTTTTAAAGTTGGTAACGGTAGCAGATGTTCACTTCACTTTCAATCCAAGCAATCACGACTACACTAATGGTTTCTTTTTGGCTGACGTTATCAAGACTTATTTTAAGGACTGCAAGAACATCACTTTTGATTGTTCAATAGCACATCGGAAGGGATTTAAGTATCACAATAACTTGATAGGCACTACTCATGGCGATGGTGCTAAGTTAGCTGACTTACCTTTATTGATGGCTCAAGAGTTCAGTCAAGAATGGGCAAGCACCAAGCACAGATATGTTTATACTCATCATGTTCATCATAAAACAGCTAAAGACTTTATCGGCATAACGGTTGAAAGCTTGAGGAGTCCATCAGGCACAGATAGCTGGCATCATCGAAATGGATATTTAAGTATCAAAGCTATTGAGGGTTTTTTACATTGCAAACACAATGGGCAAATCGCCAGGATAACTAACATATTTAGTGCAATTTTATTTCTAACTTCATTTATATTTTAATCATGGCAGAAAAAGAAGCACCAATAATAGATGATGAAGATGATGATGACTTGGACTTTGAGGTTGAGTTTACCACTCGTGAGGAATACTTTACTTCCTGCTCTACTCTTATTCAGATAGCCGACATGATTAATCCAATGACTTCAGAAGAAAGTATATTAAAAAAGAATATACTAAGGAGATGTTACAAGATAATTGATGTGATGAGTGCAGAGATGTATGATGAGCTGTTTGAGGATAGAGAGGAGCTTGAATCTTAATTATACTAAATGGTATTATACTAATCAGTATAAAATTACTATATTTCAATTCATAAATAATAATAATGGCAACAGAAAATATAATATTTAAGGTCCTTTTTGACACAACAGATGCTACTAAGCAAGTCGCTTCATTGGATGGAGTAATGGAGAATGCCACCAAGCAAGTTGATGAGTTTACTAAGAATGTCAAGGGTGGTGCTGAAGGATTGAGTAACCTGGCGAAAGCAAAAAAGACATTTAACGACATCTCAATAGCTGAATCCACCAATGAGATTAAGGAGCTTAGTTCTGAATTGTCAAATGCTACTGCTAAAGAAAAGGACTTTGGCAAGGCAGGAAAAGAGACTGTTGATGCTTATAAGAAAGGTAAGATTGACCAAGTTCAAGCTACTAAACAGCTTGGAGATGCTATTGATAAAGGAGTGGTTGCTACTCAAAAGATGGCTGTTGAGACTGAGAAGATGGCAGGTAAAATGAAGTCTTATAAGGCACAGATATCTGAATTAAAAGCTATCTTACCTACATTAAGTGGAGAAGAATATGTACAAGCTCAAGCAAAGTTAGCTAACTTGACTGATGCAATGGGTGATCAACAAGCACAGATTAAGTTACTCGCATCCGATACAAGAGCTTTAGATACTACCATGCAAGGACTTCAATTAGGAGTAGGGGTGTTCGCTGGACTTCAAGGTGCTGCTGCATTGTTTGGCTCAGAGAATGAAGATGTACAAAAGGCATTACTAAAAGTGAACGGAGCAATGGCTGTGCTTCAATCTTTACAAGCAATTCAAAATACTTTAGATGCTGAGAGTGGATTTGTAAATTCAGTAAAGTTGTATTGGCAGAATCTATTTAATGCAAGTACAGAGACAAGCATAATATTAGCTGAGGAAAATATAGTTGCAACAGAAGGCGAGACAGCTGCAACAGGTCTTTATGGAATAGCATTAAGAGTAGTTACTGCCATTCAAACACAATTCGGAGTATCTTCTGCAACAGCATGGGCTATTGCCACAGGTGGAGTTACTTTATTATTAGCTGGTATAGCTGCATTAGTTATAGCTTATAAAGATATGGTCCCTTGGGTTGCTCAACTTACAAGAGAGCAAGAAAATGAATTAAAATTAAGACAAAGCATTGCAGATGTTAGTGATGAAGCTGTTAAGAATAGCTCAAAAGAATTAGCTACTGTTATAAGTTTAGGCACAGCTATTAAAGACCAACAATTATCAAGAGAGGAAAGATTAAAGGCAGTTGTAAAGTATAATGAATTAGCAGAAGATGGCAATAAAATAGATGCTACTCAAATAGACAATTCATCATTAATTGAAAGTGCAATAAGGAGACAAACAGATTTAATTGTTAAAAGGTCATTGGCAAGAGCAGCAGAAAATGAAATAACAAAGATTGCAGAAGAATCTTTATCTGATAGGCAGTTTATACAAGATCAAAAAGAAAATATATTAAAGGAGCAGAAAGCTATTGAAAATCAAAAGAAGGGTATTTATGATGCAAGTGCAGCTGCTACTGAAACAATGTCTGGCGAACAATTAAAAGCTCAAAAAACATTAAGTGATACAAGAGCAGCAGGAACAAAAGAAGTTATTAGATTAGCTGAGGAAAGAATAAAGGATGCAGATTTAAGGATTAAAAAATTATATGAGTTATTTGGAGTTACAGATAATGAAGTTAAAGAGGTCAAAGCTAAAGATCCAGTCAAAGTTAAAGTAAAGATTGCTCCTGTGTTAGATGTTGCAGAAGCAGAGGGATTATATCAAGATATTAAAAAAGAATTAGATATAATAGACTTTTCTAAATTAACGATTACAACTGACTTCATGTCTGTTCAAACAAATGAAAATTTAAGCAAACTATTGGATGATACTAAGAATTTTGTATCTAATTTTAGTTCAATTACATCTACTTTTGATAGTAAGATAGGAGTTCCTTTTCAAATGTTAGGAGAAATTATAGCATCTTCTATTGATATAAAAGCTTTAAATGATGCAGTTGATCAGCAAAGATTGCAACTTCAAGGACTTATTGAATATGCTGATGCAGTAAGAAATCAAAATTTAGATTTAATACAGCAAGCACAAGACCAAGAGGTTGAAATAAAAAGAAAAGGTGCTTTAGAATTATTAGCAATTATTCAAAGTGGGGATGAAAAGGAAATAAAAGCAATAGAAGATAAAGTAAATAAACAAAATGCAGCAGCAGCAAAACAAGTTGAAGATACAAAAACTAATGTAGCAAAAACCAATAAAGCTAATGATGAATCAGTAACATCAGCAAAAGCTACATTAACAGATTTAGAAGATAAAACTAAGAAAGCACAAGCTCAGGCAATTACATCATCATTAAAGATAGTTAGTGTAGCAATATCAGCTGTTGATGCTATAATTGATAGAAATATAGCAAGAATAGACAAAGCTATTGACCATCAAAAGACAGCAATAGAAAGAGCAAGAGAGTTAGCAGATAAAGGCAACAGTCAGTTACTTGATGCAGAAGAAAAAAAGATGCTTAAACTTGAAGAATTAAGGAGAAAAGAAAGCAGAAAAAAGAAAGCTGCAGCTATTTCGGAAGCTGTTGTCAATACAGCCATTGGTGTAACTAATGCTCTAACAACTAAGCCAGCATATTTAGCAGCTATTATGGCTATATTA